TCATGGCCAATATTCCTTTACATAATGCCTGTTTGGCGTTGTTTGCGCTTCAATAGTTTTCTTTGCTTCTTCAACCTTATATTGATATACCGTTTCTTGTTCTTTTTGCCATTCGCCGAAAGATTGCCCTTTTGCGTTATAACATAAATAAGGATCAACCTTTTGCCGCAAATCCGGCCGATATATCCATATCTTTATCATTATGTGTCATTTACTCCCGACATATCTGTAAAAAATTTCAAAAGACTACGTTTTTTCAAAGTATTATGTGTGTCAATCCTATTTGTTATCTATAAATTTGGCAAAGCACATCTTTAAATTTGTATAAAACAAACCGCCCGAAAGTTTTACACAAAATCGGGCGGCTGAATCCTATTCCTTAAGTTTTCTCTTGTCAGAATCCGTGAATACCGTTGAGAAAAAGTCCAAAACTTTAACAACATTCCCCCAAAAAGTATTTGTTTTTTCCGACGGGAAAATTTTAACAATCAATGTACAGGCACCGACAATATATCCGTACCCCTCAACAATCAAATCCCAATGTTCTGTTATCCAATTCATTTTATTCCTCCCTGTTAAGCAATGCCAGCCATAAGCATCGCACCTTTTATTACTTCTTCGGAGTATGGCTGAACTCCGTTTTCATGCTGAATAATTGCCGTTAAAAGAGTAAACATTACCCGCTCGTTGCAAACGGCAATGCGTTCGTCCGGTCGTACTCCGAGTAATTTTGCAACGTGATTCATGTACGCCACAGTATCATTTTCGTTTTCCGGAGCAAATCGGCATATAATCTCCTGTACGGTATCAAGTCCATATCTGCGGTTATAAGTAATTAAAACTCTGCACAAAGCGCGTATTCCCCATTTAGGTTCTTCAAATACGCAAAAAGACTTATCCTTTTTCTTTCCGTCAGGATCCAGTCCTTTCCAATTTTCACCCCAGCGGATATTCCCCGGATTATTATTTCTTATACCTCTTGGCAGTTGTTTCATTTTTAAATTCCTCAATGATTAAATCTCTCAGACCGTCAATTTTGCTTTCCATGCGCAAAATAGCGTCATTTGTTGCGTATTCTCTTGCCGCCTGCTCCTTAAATTCCCATAATTCGCGCCGTGTCCTGCTTATCTCATAGAATAAATACCCTATTGCCGGCACACAAAACACTTGCAAAACCTGTACCCAATCCACCGTTATTACTCCTTTTATTGCCCTCTTTATTTCACTATAAAACATTACCGACTCCGTTGTCAAAGAGGGGCGGTTTTTCGCCGCCCCTCTCATATACACATACCGCACCAACTATCCGACAGATTGCTTGTATGGTGCCCACAATACCGTATTTCCGTCGGCTGAATAAAGTCCGCATTGAGATAAGTCAAAAATTGTTTTAACGTCGTGTGTAGTACTCCACCTGACGCCGATAAATACTCTTTGAATATTTCCCTCCGAAGACGCTACATTGTTATTTGTAGCAGACCCAGTATTTCCCAAAGCATCAGAAACAGTAAATAGACTTTTCGGTGAAGCATTATTATCACATCTGAGAGTTGCTGTTATCCATTTATCTATATCCACAATATTTCCATAGCTTACATTCATTTCTTGTAAACTTACATAACGAAACGATCCGACAATTTTTTTATAACTTTCGCCAATCGCTCGTATATTCGGATAGGTAGTTATACCGTCTGCAGGATAAGTCGTACTGTTATTATATGTTGTTGCAATAAGATTGTTGTAGATATCTTCCGCAGTAGGAGTATCTCCGGGATTTGCAGCCGTTACTTTAAATCTTACTTTCAATAACAAATCGCCAAGACGACTTGTCGGAAGATCTAATTGAGGGCTTACCAAATACTTATTCATCAATGTTCCGGAAGATGCATAGTTATTTAACTCAAAAGTCATGCCAGTATCATCTATATCAGCTTCAGAAACACCGGAACCTAATGAAAAATCCCTAACATAATGTGATACAAGTTGCCCGTCATCCGCCAAAGTAACGCTACCCGTCGCATTTATGGCGATATTCTCATCACATTTTGCGGTTATAGAATAAATATCGGCGCTGTTATAATCAACAATTTCCCAATCGTCACCCGATTTATTAAGCCATACTTTTTCCCCTGTTACTCTATCATAAGATGAATTGTTTGTCGCTGTTAATGTAGTTCCGCCTGACGAAACAGTTGCCACCGTAGTTGCCAAGTTTGCACTGTTTTGTGTTGCCGGCATGGTTGCACCCTTACCGGATAAAGCGGTATATGCCGCCGCGATATTATTGTTAATACGCGTAATTTCACTTGCTATTGTCATACTACACCTCGCTCAATAAGGCTTCAATATCGCCTATCATATTGTCAATTTCTGTTTTGGTGTATGCGTCGGTTATTCCGTAACCGGCAAGCGTAGTGGCTTTGTCGGCCTTACCGGACACCTCGCTCGCACTTGCCGCAGCCTGCGCGGCATAATATTTGGCGTTGTTTGTTTCCGTACCGCTACCGCCGATAGCATACGCTTTGGCAGAATAATCCACCGGCGCACCCTCAACCGATACCATACCGTCTGTTTTTACGGCCCAATCATGAGCATAGTTTGTATATTCGTTCGCCATTTCCGGATCCCAAACATAAACATTGTTCGTTTTTACTCTGATTGCTTTATTACTACTCATCAAATACCCCCTTTACGACTTTACATTTGTCGCTCCATAATTCATGATTAACGCCGCCGGCCTTAAATTCTTTTATTGCCATAATATATTCGCCAACCGGTATATCGGCGGTTTCGTTTGCTTTAAAATCAAACATAAGATTACACGTCGGCGAATTGTCTATCGCAGCGCTTAAAACTGCGGTATTGTCCTCGTATTCCTCACCCTTTTTGACTATAAATTTCACCGTACTGGCTGAAAAATCATAGTCCGTTCCGTCGCTGTTCGTAACGGAAAACATAAATGAGTTATATTCTTTTTTCTTGATATACTGCATTGTACCTCCAATCATCCCTCATATTTTTTTAATATCCGTTCATATCTTTGCAGCGGCGCTCCGGTCAGCCCCTCTATTAACGGTGATATTATTTCAATCCAATCATACACATCTTTATCGTCTTTTGCAAATTTGCGGATAGATTTAGAAATATCGTCGTACCCGATTAAATTTGCCGAGTTGCCGCTATATTGACCGGTTGCCTGTCTATATACCTGATGCATAATGTCGTTTAATATCGGTATAGCGTCAAACGTACCCACCAAAACCTGTTCAATAACTCCGTCAAATATGCTGTTTTCGTCATCATCATCAAACAAATCAAGCGCGGCTTTCCATAAATTTTTTGCCATAACATACAGTACCGGCTGCATTAACGCATAATTCATCACAATTTTACTGTATTGTTTGAGCGTAATTTCGCCGCGTTGCAGGTTAATTGTCGCATCCACCAGTTTTCTGAAATACTGGTGCGGAGTGTTTTTAAAAGCAAGAAACATCCTTGCCAACGCGCCCCTGTTTTTCTGCCACGAACTCAGCGAAGCCGCATTACTTGATTGCTGCGAACGCAAAGTATCAAATTTAAATTCCTTAACGGCCTCTTGCATACTCATACCGGCCTCAATATTTGCCTTAATGTGTCCGTATCCGCCAAAGATAATCGCTCCGATATCGCCCAAACGCACAAACGAGGAAAGTACATTAGTCAAATTATATTTTGCTTTCGGTGAAAACAGGCGATATTTTTGATTTGCCGCGTCTTGCGCTTCATGTAAAACTCGGCTGATATCTTCGGCATATCCTCCCTTATAGCGTGCTTCCAAAAAGTCTTTGGCAACGCTTTCCATAAACTTTATTGTTTCTTTCGGATGTGTTAATCCGGCAATAAAATGTTTGTAAAAAGTCGCGGTATTAACATTTTCGGCATAGTTTGTAATACTGGTTAATTGTCCCAAAAATACCGACGGCGCAAGCGCAATCTTAGCCCCCACCATATTATTGATAAAACTTCCCATTGCTGTTTCAATACTTGAAAGCGATTGCTTTTTGGCTTTCAAAGATAAGTCTTCTATTGCCGTCATTAACTCCACATACGTTTTATCACCGTATTTAAGTTTGAGTTTGTTCTTAACCCGCTGCGATTTGAAAGTATCGGCAAGTTGCTTATATTTCACCGCCGTGTTAATCATATAAATATTTTCGTTTACATGCTTCAAATATTTGCTCCAAGCATTTTGCGGCACCGGCGTAACCGTTCCTTTTACGCGCTCTTTCCAAGAACTCGGCGTATTACTTTGGGCGTTATAATCCCCCAAAAGCGAAGTATCGCTGGTATGCTCGGATGTTGCCGGCCAATAATTATCCACTTTCGGCAAATCTATACCGTAAATTGAAACGTATGTCCTGTTTACTTCCGGAAACAGTTTATTTATATCGTGCATCAACAAATCGCCGAACTCTCTATCTTTATCGTTTAATTGTGAAAGTAAGCGATTGACTTGTTCCTCGCCGTAATGTTTGTAATAATCCTGCCGCGTTTTGGCGTTTTTAACGGCGTTATACATATCAATAATTTTTATTTTTGATATTTCCTCCACTTTCACATTATCGTTATTATAGAGTTTATCGGTAATTTTTCCCAATTCGGCCAACTTGTTTAAGAAGTCGCCTTTACTCGTCAATCCGTAAACTCTTTCGGCCAAATCCGCCACCGCCTCCGTCTGAACGTGAAACTTCTCTTGCGCCTCGTTTAAGACGGTTTCCATTTCAAATTGACGGGCAATTTTTTTGGAAGTCACGGAATTTAACAGACTGTAAAGGTTTGCCAATCCGCCGCGATATAAATTAGTAATTTGAGTTCTTATTTTATTTTTATCGGCGGTATTCTTGTCTATGGCCGCCATAACCTGCTGCTTCAAATCCTCACGATTGATACGCTTAATGAATTCATCCTCGCTTTTGGCCTGCTCGCCGACAGATTTTGCGGTTGTCAAATCGGCATACACTTCTTTCATCAGTTCCGGACTTGCTTTCATCCCGTTCGCCTTATATTCCAAAAAGCGCACTCTTGCCAATTCTTCCGGCGTCATATCCTCTTTGATATCCGTTTTTTCCAACATCTCGGCAGCCTCGGCCTGCGTCATTTTATTATAGGCTCGCAAATCGGCAAACAACTTATTATTTTCATAATCGTACTTCTGTTTGGTAATTTGTTTCGGGCGGCTCTTTTTTATTTCCTTATCAATCATAGAGGCTAAGATTTTCTTTTGTTCATGCTCATAAAAATCTTTTCCCAGAGTATTAACCTTTTCAATAATCTCGTCAAAATCGTCGGCCAGTTTGGCGCGTTTTATCCGCTCCATAATCTTAACCTTATCGTCCCCGGTAATCGGCAACTTTTTCACATAGTCAACAAGTTTGGCCTGCTTATCGGCAATATCGTTTTTCAACGCCTTAATATCTTTTTTAACCTGCTTATATGCGCTTTCTATTGATTTCAAGCGTGCGTTCAAATATTGCAGCGTTTCCTTTTTAACGCCCACCGCATTATTTTTATTGAGTACCGAAATGGCCTTAAATATATCGTCGGTTTTTATATCACCCAGCGTTTGCATTGCCTCAAAAGCAAAACTTTCCACCTGCTCGCGCTGCTCCAATATACTTTGTTCTTCGGCATTAAATTGTTTATCGGCGCGTTCCAACAGTTTAAGCGCTTCGTCCCACAAAGCCGCTTTTTCCTCGTATGTATTACTTTCGGAGGTTGCCATATATCCGTTATCGGCCAAAAAGTCCATGATTGAATCTTCGCGGCTTAATGTTCCGTTTTTCCTAAAGAAGCCGCTGCGGTTTCCTTTTTTCTCGTCATATATACCAATCTGTTTGGCAAGTTCAATATCAATTCCGCCGGCAGCCCTGATTTTTTGTTCCAAAGTTTTCGGCATCCGCGGACGTCTTCTCGTCAATATCTTAACCAAATCGCGCAAGTCCTTAACGCTTAAGCCCTCAACATTCATTTCTTCGCCGCGCAAAGCACCTTTAACAATATCGCGCACTTCCTCAATTTTGCCCTGCAAATTGCTTATATCCGGTATTTGCTCGTCCGAGGCCAGCATTTTATCAAAAAACTCGCGAACATCGTCATTGATTTCTTCCGGCTTGAATATTTTTCCGCTAATATCACGATAGACGTCCAGCAAATAATTTTTGAAACGAATAAAAAGATTTTCGGTTTCCACGTTCGGAGCCGTTCCCTCCATAACATAAGTTTCAAATCCTCTGGCCATTTTTTCCCAAGTTTCGTGGGTTGCCTCGTTAATGTTTTTAATTCCCAGCCAATCATAGAATCCGCGCAACTTCTCTTGTTTCCCCAGCCGTTCCAGCAAATTAACATAATCAATCGTAAACAAGTGGCCCAACTCATGCACAACAGACGAGTGATCGGCGTTCTTAAACAGGTGAATAATCTTTGCCCGCGGCGTGTATTGATACGACGCTTTCGGCTTCCTTTGATTATCGTTTGCTTCCTGCTGATAAAACTTTTGAATAACCTTAACGTCTTTAGGATTAAAGATAACAAAACATCTGCCGTCTTGTGCTCCCTCGTATGTAATTCCCTTAACGCCGTGCTTTTCAAGCATTTGCGAAGCGGCTTTTTTAGAGCCCAACATTGTTGTTAATGAGCGATATATGCCGCGACCGTCATTGTTAAAGTCATAATCACCGTCTTCCCACATCCTACGCAAAGCATCTCTGTTTTCCGGATATGTAGTACCGGCAAATTCTTTGGATATTTGCTCGTCAGTCAACTCGTTTACAATTTCCCTTAAAGCGTTTCTGACAATTTCCGGTTGTCTGACAAACTCCTCATCTTCATCCATTAAATACGGATTTTCCGGTATATCTACTTCGTACGTTTGTCCTGTTTGAGCATCCAAAGAATATTCCTGCCAAGTATAAGTAGCAAGTTTATCTCGCAAATCGTTTAAGTTATCTAAATCTTCTTGAGTATGCTTAAGATATACTTCATCAACATCTTCTTTTTGCAAGTCAGTTTTTAAGTCTTGAATATAATAACCTAAGTTCATCATAACAATACTTTTTGCTTCTGTAGTATCTCTCTTTCTTAAAACCCCGCTGTTTTCTATATATCTTTTAATATCATATACAAGATTGTCCGGAATATTCATATCTTCATTATTCCAGTCATAAGAATTTATCCAATCTTCAACACTTTTATTGCCTATGACAAGTTTTGATTTTCCCTCTGACAACCGTTTTCTGTAATCCTCTGCCACATCATATTTTAACGCAGCATATACCGCACCATAACCGTGTGCCGCTCCGCCCTCACCGGAACCGACTTTTTCCAAACTGAAATGTCCGCCCTCAAGTTCCGGATGCGGTGTACCGTGAAAAGCGGATTGATAAAAAGTTTGTATATCATTTGGTTTATATTTTTTGAGATTTTTATTGACAAATTCTTTTAATTCGCTTATATTATATATATGCGGTTGGTTATGGCTTTGACTGGCGTTTTCGTCAGACTTAGAGGGACTATCAGCCGCATTTCGTTTTTCTGACTGTAGGCTGTATATTGAAAATTCATCAATTTTTGCCTCATTAGCATCAAGTCTCTCTTTAACCGTTATCATTACCAAAAAATCCAAATTACCTATTTTTACCGGTAAGGCAAAACGGTGTATTGTTTGTGTATCATACAAGTTTTTATTTTTTAATTCAGCGTGCTTCAGTATAGGTACGGCTTGCTTAAAAATATTATCTACATTTGCAACAATCTCTTTTTTAATTCCTATATACCCTTTATCATTTCCAGAAAAAACATTAGAAATCATTTCGTCAATATCGTTTTTTGTTACAACGGCATTGATACCGGTTAATTCATTATGGGCATAAATCTTTTCTTTATCTCCCAAAATAGCCTTTTGTATGTCTTTCTTCGTCTTTTTGGTGACTATATCACCGAGTTTATGATTCAAAATATCAAACGGCACAATATTTCGTTTATTTTGCGGATAATATTGCACTTGTATTTTTTTACCGTCGGCACGTTGCAATACAATATCTTCTCTCTTTTGAATATCCGGTTTATAAGCCATTGCCGTACCGTCATCAAATACCACAATAGCATCTGCATTTTTAATATCTTGTGTGCTTTCCGGACTGGTTGCGGCACGTTCTTCATCGCTCATATTCATGCGCGCTTGTGTATTACGCGCTTCAACCTCACCGGCAAGAGAACGATATGCCTCAAAAGGCTCTTTATAATTTGCTATTTTGTCTTCTATATAGTCAATTTCGCTTTGCGCTCTCTCTTTTTGTTCCTTATAAAAAGCAACCGTTTTATCGCCATTTACAAGGGTCTCGTCAGAATACCCCAAATCCTCCGCTGTTTCTAAAGCCTCGTCTGCTTCTTTAAGTCTTGTTTTGGCATCTTCAAGCCCTCTTCTTAATTCTTCCATACTGGCAAATTTATCGGGATTACCGCCACGAGCGAAACCCTCTATCTTTTGAATTTCGTGTTGTATTTCGTGAATCAACGCTGATTTTACGTTCTTAGATAAACCCTCAACAGTTCTTTCTATTTTATAATTTTTTCCCCACATTAACTCATGGTATTCTTTACCCACATCTGTTTTGAAGAATTTATCCGTTGCTTCATCAACTTTTTTATGCCACCCCTCATAATCATTGTTTACCGGCTCTGATTCATAAGCGGCTTCATATTCCTTATATTCTTTTGTATTTTCTAAACGTTCTTTCTGCTTTACAAATTCAGGATTATCCTTTGATAAATAACCGGCAGATAGTGATATTGTTCCGCCAAAAGATATTCCCTCCGTGCCTGCTCCCAAATAATTTGAAAATTGTACTGGCAGTTTTCTTAATTGAGGATATGCCTGATATAACTTTTCATTATCATAAAAAGCCTCCAGCGGAGCGAGAACATACGAAAAATCGTCATCAAACTTTCTATACTTATCAACATTAAAATCTTCTCTGATGTTTCCGTCCGGTATTTCAAACCGCCATTTACCGTCAGCCCCCTTAAACCAGCCGGTTTGCTGTCTTATTTGTTCATTATCAACACCGTCAGCCTCAAATTGTCTTGCCTTGTCCAATTCATCCAAAGCGGCAGTTTGCGCTTTTTCACCGGCAAATTGATAAAACGTTTCATCGCTCAAATCAAATAACGCATCCAAATCTTCATCTGTGCTTTGTTCTGCCGGCGTTTCTTCTTGCGACAAATCATTATCGGCGTTTAAGTTTTTCTCTGCTTCTGCCAACGCTTGTGCCTGCTCGGCACTCAGTTCGCTTTCATCAACAACTTCGGCATCTTCCAATTCGGCCGCTTCTTCGGCAGTTATCTCGCGGGCCGGAGTATTTTGTACCCGTTCATCAATAAGTTTAATCGGTGCGGCTTCGTACCACTCGCGCGGAGTTTCGCCACCCTCATTGTACTGTTGCAAAGCAAAATTCGCATAATGTGTCGCCACAAAAAGCGCCTCGTCTTCCGGCAAGCCGGCTTCTTTGGCCTGCTCCAAAATATCTTCCTTAATATCAAAGGCTTCGGCCGCTGCATCTGCCGCGCTTGCTTTTTGGATTTCATCATTAAAACGCTTTGCTTCCGCTTCCGGAGTACTGCCCTCAAAAGTGTCAAAATCCGCTTCTCTGTTAAGCATCTTGATTGTTTCTTCGCGGATTTCGTCTGCTGTTGCCAACGGAAAGCCTACTTCGTTTAATTTATCCCTTAACGCCTCGGCCTGTTTTTCATTACCGTATATTCCGCCCTCGGCCAATTCGGCGGCTTCCTGTTCGTTTACACCGCCGGCAACCAACTTTTCTTTGGCTGTTTTTACCATTCTGCTTTTGAACGGCGCAGCGGCACCACCGCCGGCAATTCCCAAAACTCCGCCCAAAGCACCGCTGTATGCCGCTTCACCGGCTATTTGCTTTTGTGATTTACCGCGGCTGATTTTTTCATCTATAAACATACCGCCCAAAACCATAAGTTCTTCTTCGGCATAAGTTTGCGAGGTTTCCTGCACCGCTTCCGTCAGGCCTTGCTTAAGCAGATATTTACCCATAGTCTTTGTCGCCATATTTTCAACAAAGTAATGTAACCCGAATCCCTCTAATCCGGCCTCTGTCAAACCTTGAGCAAGCGCAACCCCGTTCGCCTTATCAACATCAACACCTTTTTGCCGTAATTCCGAGTTAGTATTACCGTATTGATTAACGCCGAAAAGTCCGGCTGCGGCGGCCGGATTTTTGGTTACTATCGTCAAACCGACCGAAGCGGCCAAACTGGTTGTCCCCTGCCCCAAATCAAAGGCAATTTTATTGTCTTTTTTATCTTGCAAATATCCCAGTTCGGTAAAAAACGCTTCGTTTTTGGCGCGTAAGGCATTTGCGGCGTTCTTATATCTTTCTGCCTGTTCTGGTGTCGCACCGTGTACCAAACCCCACTCTGCCACCCCCAGCGCGGCGTTCCATATTCCTTTAGGCAGTTCCAAAGCGCCGTTCCACGCACCGCGGCCGGCCGAATAAATCGGATTACGTTTTTCGCGCATTATTTTCGGCAGCGGCTCTTTGGCAAAATAATCGTGCTTGTCTTTATGCTCCACTCCGGTTTCATAATTAAAACGGATTGTTTCGGCATCATCAAATTCGCTTGCGTTCATGCTGTCTTTCTTGTCCGACAAATAAACACCGACCTCTTTCGGAGTAACTTCTCTCCATTCATCCCAATCTATTTTAAGCGCTACCATTATTTTACTCCTAAATTTATTTTTTGCGTAACATTACCCGCTTCATCGTAAAAGAATTTCCAATATTCTCCAGTCTTTTTATTTTGTATAACCTTGCTATGATGTGTTTTTATGCTGTTTTGTACCCCTTTGCCGCTTGTATAAGCGTAAACGTGCGAGCCGACCAAAACGTTATCTATATCTTTTCCCAGCACTCCGGCGTCCTTATCTTCAACAAAATCCCGTGCCGTTGCGCTGACTACTTTTTTGACTTTCCCTTTTAACTCATCGCCCATAAACCACTCTTGCGAATCCGGATCAACACCCCAAGCAACCAATCTGTCATACAGTGATTGCAAAAAATAAACCTTTTGACTGTCGCTCAAAGAATCGTCGGGATTTATTTGCGTCATGAGAGATTTATAGGCAAAACCCAGCGTATAATCCGGCATACCTTTTTCCGGGTCATATTGTTTCATCAATTTTAGTGTTTCGCCGATTGTTTCCTGATAAAGTTTATCATAATCCTCCCGGTCCAAGTTGCCGGCGGTATAATGAGAAATAATATTTCTTCGGTATTCCAGCATATTCACTACATCCGTTTTTCCTTTTAATCCGGTGATTTTTCCGTTTTTATCTGTTTCATACATGGCGTCGTGCTGCGTTTGTAATTCGCTTAAAGCCATAACCTTAAGCCCTGCTTTACGGCTTGCTTCCTCTTGATTAAAGCCGCTATCCAGCGCCGCTTTATTTTTTTCCAACCAAGTACGGGCAAAGTCCTTTATTCTCGCCACCGAATCGCCGGTTAAAACTTGTACTTTGCTGCCGTTAATTGCGACCGTTCCGTCCTTAAAGTTATCTAAAAACGTTTTCTTTTGCCAATCCGGCAACTGTAAAAAACCTACTTCCGCACTTTTTACCAAAACGTCTTGCACTTCTTTTATCATCTGCTGCCGTTGTTTGTCGTCATAAACAAAAGTACCGTTAGGATTTTTGGCATATATAAGTTCATCAATTTTTTTCTGTGCCGCCACCGTGTTTGCCAAATCCGTTGCGGTTACATCCGGCGAATTGAGTTGTTCCCCCAATAACTTAAGATTATCAAGCGAGGTATTGTAATTTTCCCGTAAGCGACTGTTTTTCATCTGCTCTTGCGCCGCTCTGGCGTTTGCGTTCACCTTATTGTAATAAATACCGTATTGATTGGCAAAATCGCTTTCAAACTGATATTTTTGCAAAGACGTTGCCCCGTCTTTACTCATTTGTGAAAGCATTTTTTCTTTATACGCTTTGGCATCTGTTTCAAACTGTATGATATTTGTTTCATCTTTCGGGTTGCTCAAAAGCCCGTCAAAAAAGTTTTTGGTATCGTTTTTCAAGCCGTCGCTGTAAACTTTTTCAATTTCGCTTTTCTCGGTCTTTGCTTTATCGTCCGCATTTTGGGAAACACTTTTTTTCAATTTGTTTATTTCGGATATTCCGCTGTTAATAAACTTTTCTCTTTCTCTCTCGTCATCAAATTTGGCTTGCGCAACCTGATTTAACCAAGTAACGGCCTCTCGTTCAAAAGCCTCCGGATTTGCACTAAACGACGGATTGTAGTATATATCGGTCAGTTTGCTGTCAAACACACCAACCGCCGACTTTTGCGCCTGCTCCCTATCACTTTCCGCCGTTTTTTGTCGTTCCGCTTCTTCTTTTTTGGCTTGCTCTCGGCTTTCCTGATATTCGCGCCGCTCTTGCGTTCTTTCATTATATAAATTTTCCGAATATTCTCTTTGTTCTTTTTTATCGGCCTGCTTTTGCGCCAGCGCCTCCTGCTTTTCCACCGCTTTTTGTGCGGCTTTACGACGATTGCCGGCGGCTTGTGCCACATAAGGCACCGCACTTATAACCGCATCATTGTAAAAATCTTGCCGCATACCCTCGTCAGAAATACCGCTTGCCGTGTCAGATAACATTTGCCCGATTGCCGACGTTAATCCCTCCGGATTTTCCGAGTATTCATCAAATAACCCGATTAACTGTACGGCGGTTTGCGCCTTATAACTTTTAAGTTGACGTGCTCTTTGTGATTTTGCCTCTGCTCTTTGTTCGGCGCGCTGCTCTCTTTCTATTGCTCTCTGCTCTGCTCTTTGTTCACGTGCAATCGCTCTTTGCTCGGATGCGGCTGCCTTTGCTTCGGCTTTGGCCTCTCTCTGCGCTTCCTTTATGTCGGCGCTGCGATTTTTTAACGCCTGATTAACATACTGCATACTGCTCTTTTGCGCTCCGGTCAAAAACGAGGCCCTTAAATCGCTGTCGGCAATATGCGCCGCCGTAGATTGAATAATACCGTTCATAGCCCCTTTAATGGCTTCCGGATTTGCCCGATATTCTTCCGAGTTAATAAGTTCATTAAATTTTGTGGAGGTTTCCAAATCAAGTTCGTTGCCATATAAATTTTGCGCTATTTCTTTATCGGCAGCCGCAATCTGGGTAAGCGTCGCTGCCTGCTTTTGCATAAGTTGGCCGCCGTTACCGTTTGCCTGATAATATCTGTTTGCGAATTCACTGTCGGCTTTTCGTGCGTAAATGTTTGCCATAACCTACCCTTTCAATTTAGTGTATGTTTGATAATTATCGTATGCCTTTGATATGTTTGAAACGCTGCCGACCACATTATTAACCAGCCCGACTTTGCTTCTGATACCGTCAATTTTGGCAAGATTACGAATACTGCTTGCTTTTAAGGCGGCGTTTTTCTTTAAGGTGCTTATATCTTTGCCAAACTCCATACTTGAATTTATCAAATTATCCTGTGCCGATCCGGAAGAAACACGCACACCGCGAGCGGCGGCATTTGCCGTATAGTTCCCGTATGCTTCAACAAGTTGCTGATGCAGCATATTCGCCCGTTCCAAAGCGTTTAATTCCACATTTTGCGCCTGTAAAGCGTATTGCGCTCTTTGAGTTTTAAGGGCCTCATAATCAATATAACTTCCGGCAATTTGTGCAAAAGCACCGGCACCGTATTCAAAAGATGACGATTGATATTTATTCGCCGCTTCCGCCAGTAAAAAATTATAAGTATCTTGTTCCATATCAGCCTCCGTAATTTATATCCAAAGTTACCGACAACACATTGACCGGATAAAATTTGCCGTGTATATTGAAACGCACGTCGCGTTTGTATGGCGTACACGCATAAAAGCAATAAACGTCTTCACCGGATTTGCTTTGATTATTAAATGTTAAGCGCGGCGTGTCTTTGCATACCACGGTTGCTTTGGCAATCCGTTTCTTAATATCAAAGGTATGGCCGTTTATATTGATCGGGTTACTGTCAATATTGTATTCAAACGGTAAACCGACATAAGCGTTGCCGTAACGCGGTAAATCAAGCGCCACGCTGCTTGAATTAACCGTATGCGTTTCCACAAAATCATCATTGTAGGCATAAACCAAAAAGCCTTGATAAACATCATCAACCGTAATACTTTCGCCCTGCGCGTTAATAACGGTTGTACAATCGGTTAAAATATCGCCAATTTTTTCCAGATAAAGCGAGCCGCTACGCGCCACCAACAAAAAGGTATCGCCGCCGCTGCAACACACATCCACAACTTTGCCCTCGGTTACAAACTGCGCCGGCGAATTGATTTCCTGATCCAACAACAAACAGGTTACCAGCATCCGCCCGTCAGACAACACCAAATACAAAAAGTTTCCCTTATCTTTGGCGGAATTTATCTCGGCTGCCAAAGCAAGCGGATTATTCATTAAATTACTTAAAAGCGACAAATTGCTCGCCGTATAGGCCGCCTGTTCATCATTATAGATATACGATAACAAACTCTTGCCGTTTTTCTCAACAAATACGACGGCACCGTCCAACACTACCGGAGCAATCCGCGATAATGAGCCGTTTTTGGTATTCGTCGTTGCCCGGGCGCCGTCCGGTGTTAAATTTGTCTCCGACACGGTAATTTCTTCGTCGCTGGTAAAAATATGAATTCCGCGATTTTCCACCATATTGACAATCACCGCGTTTGTCAGCAAATCAATACTTATTGCATCATTATCGTAATTACCCGAATTTTTGAAATTATAATAATCGGCAATTCGGCTGGCCCACACGCTGCTCGGTTTTCCTTTAGAGCCGCCGAACCATAAACGTTGTTGTGCAAACAAACAGGTGCGCGGATATCCGCGTAAAGCGCTCCACACCTGCTCATAACCGGAAATATAAGTCCACTCGTTTATTTTCTCGTCGGTATAAAACGGTATAACCGTATTACCGCTGACAACCGTTGCGGATTCATAAGCGGTTATCTTAACCTTACCGCCGCCGCCGTCTATATATTGCCCTACCCAAGACGAATCAAACACCGAACTGTCGGCAGTAAGTTTCACGCTTCCCTCGGTTGCCGACGGCTTAATCGGTACCGATTTGGAGGCCTTTACTTCATTTCCAAATAACGCATAAGGCACGTTTTCAATCTGTAAATCGCCTATACTCCATGTCCCGCCGTTATTTTTGAGTATTTGCGGCGGTATATCCGGATGCGTAAAGATTATCGTATCGTCCTGATAGGTATATTTTAATTCCTCCATAACGGACGCGGTCAATTTTGCGGCAGCAACCGTAGCGCTATATACTCCGTTCAAATATACTTTTATTATTCCGTCCGAAAGCAAAAGCACATATTTATCGCTGTTATTATAGGTATAAGCAAGCAATTTTGTACCTTTTATGTTTCCGTTATAACCGGATAAATAAGCAAAATCAAAAGCAAGTTGCGTACCGATATTATAACCGGCATCCTCGTCTATCCGCATTCTGATATAGCGGAAATTTGCATTTAAGTTTGTACTGATTGTTTGGGCGTCCTGATTAAAACTGCCATTATAAAAAGTTGTCCAAGTCACGCCGTCCGTAGAACTTTCCAACACATAATCGCATTCGGTCAAATCTATTTCCACCATTCCGGGCGCACCTGAAAAACCGGCGCTTTTAGTACTATACGCAGAATTACCGCCCGATCCGCGTCCCCAATCGTTCCAACTCGGTTGCCTTTGAACGTGTGCGCTGGCTTTGATAACGTTATAAGTATCGGTAATCATATAAACCGGCGCATAACTGAACGTAGAGGCTCCACCGTCTTCATCTCCGTTTCTTAAACCGATTGCCCCCTGTCCGCCCTCGCAACTTATACTGCCGCCGCTCCATGTAACAGCCGTTGTCCCGCCTTTTTGCCCGTTATTATTACGAGAATAAGCACCGGCACCGGCTCCGGCATCACCCACCGTTACCGACAAACTGCCGGCCGATACATCAATATCCCCCTCAAAATAAGCACCGGCACCGCCCGGCCATGTAGAGCCACCGCCACCGCCGCCATGCACTTTTAAGCGCAAAGTATTTGCGGCCGGGTTTGTAAAAGTCTGATTACCGATATCGGGAAAGGAGCCCACGATAAGCCTGTTTGTTGATTTTATTCCGGAAAGATAAAACGTTTTGCCGGCGTAGTTAATTTCTTCGCCGTAATCAATCATAAAAACATCACGGTCCGTTAAAATGGCTGATGTAACAAAACCTTTGCCGTTTTGAATATTATCGGCATCACCGCCCATATACGAAGTCGCCTCGCCGCTTGTTTTACTTTGGATTTTATCAATTAAAAACGTACCGCGCCGCGAGCGTACACCGCCGTAAACGGTAGAAGTAAAGTTTTCTAAAACCTGTGCCGATTTGTCGTATAAGGCCACATCGGTACGCTCAACTAAATTTGCGGCTATCTGTCCTTTGGAAAAGACAATTTTTTTCTGCTTAGTCTGCGCCATTAAAACCTCACTTTAATAAATTCGCTTGTCGGTAAAAACGCCACGGGACGCTGGTTTATATCGGCATTCTTAGCACTGGCAAAAGTAATTTCCTCCTGACTGATTAACAGTTTTAATAAATCGGTATCGCCGGTTAATGTTTGGCACAGTTTGGCGGCAATTTTATATTTGAAATATTCAACAAAATACGGCGGTAATAATTCCTCGTTTACTTTCTTCGTAAAGCGAATATAAACCGTCGGCACATTGGCATAAATATACTTTCCGTCATTGTAATAATCATACAAATACGATCCGCAATCGTCGGTATATTGCCCGCGCAAAAACAATAAATCTTCCGGCAATTCAAATTTATAGGCATAGCGTTTATTGTCTGTCGGCACACCGTCCAAAACATCAAACGCGCTGCAAAAATTCCACTCAAAGGAGGTAAGAGCCAAGTCGTACAAATGTTCGTATTGCAGGTTTACGGCATTAACCGCATTATCCCCGTCGTCGTCAAAATCCGGCTCTTTTTCATAACCCAACTCTGCCAGCGCCAAATACTTTATATCATCTGCTATCATGGCTCTTACCTCCTCCGTTTTTTATTCGGTTGCGTCTGCGGCGTTAATCCATTGATTACTGTTGCCGTCATATTTCAAAACTTCACCGTCCTGAACATTTTCAATATGAACGTCGTTACAATTACTCAAGAATTGTCCGCCGCCAATCATACCGATATATTGAGCATTCGCATACTCCGGTAAAATTGATTGCTGAATTATATATAACTGAATCGCCTGAGTGCCGGCTTCGGTCAACATAATGTAATCGCCGACGGCCAAACCGCAATCATCCGGGAAGAACTGAACCGGATTCCAACCGTCCATATCTTCCTTATGATAAGTCCAGAACACCGGACACACACCCCGGGTTGTAATATCACCGAGCGGACGCAAGTTTTTTAATTTGAAAACACTACTCATATTTCCCTCCTATTTCTTAGAGATAACACCGGCAACGCCTTTGTCATCAATTACTACCGCGCCGGCAGAGAAATCACCGCCGACAATCCAACAACCGCGGTCTGCTAACCAAGCCATTTCGGTTTGAATTTCTTGACCTAACGCAAAACCGACCGCATCTTTGTGATATGCAAAACCGGTTACATCGGTGCCGTCATCCGGTAAACCGCCCTCATCACGTTTGGCAATACACATAAACTTAAAGCCCATATACGTGTCAATTTCGCCCTTTACCAAAGTCTTAACGCTATTGTAATCGGAAGAAGTAACATCTGTCGTATTGAGCAAATCGTTCTTTTGCTGAGCCGAGTGAATAAATGTACGATCGGTTGACGGCACGCCGTTATCATCCAAAGCGGTAGCCACATCAATAAGCGTTGCAACCGTCAACGGCGTATTAGTAGTACCGAACCTCATATTTACCTGATCATAACCGGCGTTCATGGCGTCAATAATGATTTGGTCTTTACGCAAGCCCAAAGCATCACCGGCACACTCGGCCAATTCTTTGACTTCGGTAAAATTGATTTTTTTCATAGACATCTTATCTACAAAATCAAAGGCTTCCCAATCCTGCAGCTTGCATTCAACCTGATTAAAATCAATATTCATTGCGACACGGCTTGCCATAGGAATATGCTTTATTGCCATCCCCTTACCTTTTTTGCGGAAAAATACGGATTTACCGACAATTCCGGTTTTGGTGCGAACGGTGCCCTGCAACATTCCCACCTGTCCATAAGCACGCTTGACTTCGGCGTCGTATGCGTCCTGATAGACCTGATCTATTTTAAGTGACATTATAAATCCCCTTTAAAAGTTAAAATTCCAAATTGTTTGAGTTATTCCAAATAAGGCCTTTTAATGTATAAGGGACGGATCATAATCCGTTGTGCCTGATAAAAGGGTTCGTTATAACCTGTAATCAATATAAAATAAGGGGCATTTGTTTGTCAAATACCCCTCTGTAATCGTTTTATTCCGGCATCGGCAAGCCGCCGCTGCGTCCGTTATCAATTCGCTGCTGCAATATTTCCATGCGTCTTGCGTCGCTGGTAGTGTTCGCATAGTATTCTTTTGCCAGCGTCTTATCATCGGCCAAACCGGAAACGATAACTCCGCCCCTTACCGGAATATCGGCCGAACTGCTTTGTCCGAAAAGTTTACGGATTTTATAACCTATCGTATTCCACTCGGCCGACTGATCCATGGCTTTGAGCAGCGCCTTACGTTCCGCCTCGTTAAATACGCCGTATTCTTTGAAAAATTTTACATTTTCCTTAATAATGGTATCGGCATTATCGCCCAATAATTTTTTCTGACTTGCCACAAATTCGGCTTTGGCCGCCTCTTTTTCCTCGGCACTGCGGCCGTCAATAATCTGCACATCCGAAGCATATTGCAAATAAAGGTTTTTCAAATCTTTGGCGGTTTCCAAAGACAAACCGTGATTAAACGCAAAATCATCCAAAACGCCTAAAACGTCTTTGGCATGTTTCGCGCCGTCGCTTTCGTCGGTATTCAAAAATTCAAATTTTTCCTCCGGTTTGTACGAAGCGGCATATTCCTCTATTTTTTCCGGAGCGCTCACACCTTTAGAAAGTTTGCGGCGCATGTCGTTTGCCTGCTTTTTGGCATTATCAAGTTGCGTATTAAGCGATTTCAGGCGCTCCACCACCGCGGCTTCTTTCAATGTCCGGGTTTCGGCATCAAATATTTCCGCATCCAGTCCCTCCGGAATATCGGCATTTTGCGGCTCGCTTTTATCCGAAGACAAATTTTCGGTCAGACCGCCGGTTTGCTCGCCTGTCCGATTATCCTGATTATCGGTACTTGAGCCGGTATCATCTGTTATATCATCTGTTAAGGTTTCGTTTTCGTCACTCATTTTTACCTCCGTTTTCCGAGTTATAATTTAATATGTTTCTGATATGTCCGATAACGCTTTGCCTGCCTAAGCGGTAATACACGTTATTCGGACACTCAAAATCCGGCGTTCCGATCCGATAAACCTGCTCCAAATATGCAAGCACCATTTGTCCGTCCGGATTGCCGAAAACTTTGGCAAACACCTGATACCTATAATCCGGTGCTTGCATTTTCTCTAATTGCTGCATCTGCTTTTCCCTGTTCTTTGGCGTTAGCCGCCTCAATATCGTTTATCATCATTTGTTGTTGCTGCTCCGCTTGTGCGTCTGCTTCTTCAAGTTGCAGTTTTTCTATTTCATCCGGCGTTCTGATAAATTTATTCGGCACGCCCATTTTATCCAACACATACGGCAAAAGTTTTGTCAGGTTTACCGCTTTTGAAGTCAAAACAAAATTCGGATCAAACTGCGCCAATATCTGCATGCTTTGTATAATGTCGGCAACTTCTTTTTGCGTTTGCTGATTTGCCAACTGAGTATTGACTTTTACCTTAAAGCCGTAACCGTTAAAAGCATTAACATTCAACTCCTGCGACACATAACCGAATTTCTGTGCAACTTCCAACATCCGGCGCGTCAAACGATACAAAAACTCCAACAAACGGCCAAACGAGTTATTAAGCGAATTGTCCAACTCCTGAACGCGCCGCGCAACTTCCGTGGCTGTCATTTTCGGGTTAGGATCGTTCGGAATTGTAGAAGCGAACATAGATTTTTTTATGTTCATTTCCAACTCTTGCATATTATAGTTTGCCAACTCCGGCATCGGATTTACTTCCAACTGTCTGACTGTCGGCTGGCTTGTATTTGTACTCGGCACCGGATTTAAGGCTCCCGGTTTTAACACAAACTTATGCGGATCAAATCCCTCGTCGGTTGATACCATAAAGCACGGCACCGTAAACGATAACGCCTGCAACGAGTATTTTTTGATTTCATTATGAGTTTTAACGTCGGCAATCACTTTAAGCCCCGGGCCGCGTCCGTATGTTTCGCCGGCGCATTTACTCCAACGCAAATCAATAAACGGCGAGGTCATATATTCGCGCTCTACGATAAATTTTTCGCGCGCCTTATCTATAACCGTATAGCGCCATTTCTTATCGTCGTAATCATAATACGTCGTTTCCAAAAGTTCGCATTCTTCTGTTTCCTTTTCTTCATCGTATTCAAATTCGGCATCGTTCCATTGCTGCTTAACGAGGCAGTTTTTAACTTTTATACGACGATAATAAGTATCAATATTTCCGTTCAAGCCCTCCGTCATCATAATATCTACAAACGGTATGGCATAAAAGCGAAACGGATTATCTGCCGTTCCCTCAAGCAGACACAAACAAGTTGTTCCGGCAATTAAGTCATAGCAACTTTCCGTAAATACCGTATCGTAGTTTGAGGTAGTTTTATAAACGTTCAAAACGTCGGCAATTTTGGAAAGTTGCTGATTTGCTTCTTCCGTAGAACTGTCATCTTTATTGTACATATAACCGGCTTCAAAATCTATCCAGTTAGAATTAACCGGACAAACGAGCGATTGAAAGCGCTGCACAAACTCATCACACGCTTCTTCAAACACCGAGGAATAAATACGTTCACGCTGTTTTTCGCCTTTGGTGGAAACTTCCGTAATATTCTGATATCGTCCCGGCATACCATAGCGATAAACATCCTCGTACAAGTCTTTGAAACGAGTATGTTCATCTTGAGCATATCCGGCCTGTTTGATTATATCGGCAACCGTTTTTTTCATCCCAGTTTATCTCCTATACTTGCCTTAATACCGGCGGTTGAATATCCGCGCGTACCGGTGCCGGTACCGCCCAACTGTTCCCGCTGCGCATCTATCATATTTTTGCGCCGCTGCAACGCTTCGCGCTTTTGTTCTTCCAAAGCGTTACGTTGCAGTGTTTGTTCTTTTTTGGCAGCCTGCCGTTCTTTATAGGCACCGTAACCGCTTGCCATTGCTCCGATTACAGCCGTTGCTATTGCCGTTCCTACTCCCATTTTACAACTCCCTTTACCGCGCTGACTTCATACCCCAAACGGATGAAAAAGTCGTGCAATTTGTTATTGATATGACTTCCGATTTCAATATACCGTGCGCCGGATATTTTTGCAAATACCCTCAGTTTTCTTAAAATACGCCGCAAATATAACGGATTGTTTCGTTTTGCCGGACATATCCAAAACGATACCACACACAAAGTCATATCACCCCACGGGTTCGGACACGGTAAAGCACACAAATACCAATCTTCGCCATAATCAAAAAAAGCCGTACCGATAAGCGCCGTAAAATACGTAACGGAAAACTCATTACAATCCTCGCGGCCGATTTCCCGATTAACCAGCGGCACAAAATATTTTATTGCCTCTAATAAATTCCGTGCCATTCCACCGCCTCATAATCATGTTTCTTTAATTTTGTTCTTTCTATTATCGGAATCATCCGGAAAGCGTCTGCGCCGTGAGAGGTCCAATCATGCAACGGTGTGTTTTTGAAACACCGGCGATCCTCATCATATTCGCGCCGATAGTTTTTAAGCGCCTGCCACCCCTCTTTAGTGTTTTGATTAAAGCGGCAAATCGGCAACACGGACCGCACCGCCATAATATCGGCATAAACGTCGGACGTTCTCGGTATCACATCAACATTATTCAAACCGAGTGTTAATAATTGCCCCTGTATGCTTTGAGCTTTTTCGGTTGCGGTTAATTGCCGCTGCACCCCGTCATGCGGCAGATGATGCCCGGCGTACCGATACGGCTTATTTTCTATCACCGAGGCATAATGTGCCAGCCCGTACGTTGAATTTTCATAATAGTCAATCAGGCGGATTGTTCCCTCAATAAATTGTGCAAACCAAATCGCCATACTGTCGCTTACGCCCAAATCCCAGCAAGTATGCACCGGATATCGCGGATCATACGGATAATCGCCCAGTATTGCCTGTTCTAATATATCGGCATAATAAGCGCCGTGAATAGCCCCGGCAAACGAGCAATAATATTCCTGTTTAATGATTTCCTCCGGTTTGCCGCGCCGGCGTTCCTCCTCAATCAGTGCCAGCGGCACCGCTTTGGTATCATCAACCGTCAGCAATGAGCAAAAATACTGCGGCTCTGATTTAATGAATTTATACATTTCATAAGCGTGATTTTCACCGCGCGGCGTAGTATTAAATATCACCCAGCCGCCACTTTCGTTCAACATCGGCTCAATCGCCAAATCATACAAATTCGGATGCTGCAAAGCGTGTTCCGAGATAACGCAGCCCTTAATACCGGCGCCGACTAAGGTATCATACCGATCGCCGCCCAAAAAAGAAATAATTGAGCCCGGCTCGCTTAAATTTTGCGGATGCCGTAAAGTGATTTTCATTTCCTGTTCCGACTTTTTGAATATCAATTCGTTCGGTATCATATCCAAATATCTGAATCCGCCGGCGGTAATACCCTCCCAAATCGCGCGACGTACCTGATTTTGCTGCGGTAATAAATACCAGTAATTACCCACCTCTACCAAAGCCCTTGAGATTAAATATTGCAGGCAAAACAAATCTTTTCCGGCGCGGCGATGCCAAATTAAATACGCCTTTTTAATATTTTTATCCCAAAGTTCATCCCAGACTTTTGCTTGATAATCTCTAAGTTCCAGCACCGGTATTTTGATCTCCATTATAACCTCTGATTAAAATTTGCAGCGGCTCGCCGGCAGCCCCGGAAACATTTATATCTTTCGGTAATATTTTCCCCAAAAGCACGGCAAACGCTTCCGGCTTATCTTGTGCCAGCCGCACCAGCCACTTATAGCCGCCCAGCTCGTTAAACGCCTTTTCAATCGCCGTTTTAATGTCGGCGGTTATTTTGTTGACCGCCCCTTTTTTTCGTCCGCCCTGCTTGTTGCCTTTTTGAAACTTCATTTTTTACCTCGCTTTCGTTATTTTCCGTTTGTTTAACGGTATTCGTATCGTTATCGGGTGTTTTTTGGGTAACGGTTACCTTGACCTCAAAATCATATTTCGGGTACCATTTTTTCAAATCGGCTTTCAAATCGGCAAATTGATCGGCCATTTTGCACAAATCCTCATAACTGATATGCGCCGCCTTACAAACGGAAAATACGCTTAAGCCGGTGCCGAGTAATAACTGTACCTCAATTTTTTCGTTGATTGAATACGACATCTGCCAACTCCTTAAATTCCGGTTTACCTATAATTTTTTGCCGCAAACTTTCCAACAGTTTAACGTTTGCCTGCTCCAAGCGTTCCATTTCGTCCGCTACCGATAACATATTCGGCAAATATTCTTCGGCCTCTTTTTGGCTTAAAAAAACGCGCGCTTTTTCCACCGAATATTTCACTTTAGCCTCATCCAGTATAATATGGACAACATATCCGCTTTGCGAAACAATACTTGAGAGCACAACTCCGCTTTTTACCGATTTACTTTTCAAATCGGCAAAGAAAACATTTTCACCAAGTAAACAATCACTCATATTTTTCCCCTTTATAGTTAAAATCAATCGTCATTTTTTGCCGGCGCAAAGCAATTTCCGTTAAGCGCTCGGCAATTTCCAATAATGTTTCACCCACAATAAATTCACGATATTCCTCCATGGTTTCCCCTTTAACCGGGACCGGAAATTTTTTCTTGACGGCGGCATAAGATCGCTTTGCCAATCCGCGCAATTCCTGATATTCCTCCCGTTCAAAGTATAAACTCAGCTGCTCCATATCGTCAAACACTCCCTTGCTGCCCTATTGCTCCCCATTTTGCCAACATTCGCTCATGTTCCAGTTTTTTGGTAATTTCGCAGCGGCGGTACATTTCGTCATTTGCCGCGCGTTCCCTGTCGCTATGAGAAACATACCCCGAACCGGCGGTGCTTGCTGTAACGGTTTTATCCGTTCGTGAAGCATGAGCATCCCAAGTCAAGAGTTTTTGTTTCCAGTTTTTCACCGGTTTACCCTCACCGTCGTGCCAGTTTCCCTCGGCAAAATAAGTGTAAAACTTGTCCGGATTAACCGATAAATTCTTTTCGGCAACGTACGCTTTTACCTCGTCAATAGTCGGAGGCTTAAATCGTTTGCGTTTTTTATCCTGACCTTCCGCCTCGTTTTGTTGCCTGCCCTCGTCAATTTTTTCATAAGGGGGGGAATACAAAGGGGGAATTATATTCTTTTCTTCTCTTATATTTGTATTATTTTTAATATTTAATATATCCGCGCGCGAGGAATTTTTTATTAAGTCATTGTTTTTATTATCATTTTCAGAACAAACTTCTGACTTACTTTGAACAAACTTTTGATTAACTTTTGACTGACTTTTGACTGACTTTTGATTGACTTCTGATTCATTTTGAACAAACTTTTGATTAACATCTGCCACATCGTCATGCCCGACACCCTCATTGTCATACCGGAACAAGTCCGATATTTCTGCCTTATCAAGTCCGAAATACTCTTTAATAAAGGCCCTTTCCCGGGATGAAAAATTTGTTTTCATCCGTCTCTCATCCAGCCTTTTAAGATTAAAATGCTGCAACAAGCACTTATATTTAACCACGCAGCCGATCTGGGCGGTAGTCAAACCGTTAAAAAACACGTCATTCATTTCAATCTTAAACCAGTTCATATTTATTCCCCTTATGCTACATGTCTGTTATTTTTCCATGCCCTTTTGGTATTAACGGCCATTTTACAATCAACGGCGCTCATAATATCGGCATGGCGGCCTGATATATAAACACACATTTCATTACCCAACGGCTCGCCATAACGTCGCCAGAGTACCGTCGCCGCAATATAAACGTCGGCAGCCTCCTCCAATTTCTCGGCAGGCGTGGTGCTTAAATAGTATTCTTTGGCTTCTTCGGCCAATTTTTTGAGTTGTTCGTCCGCGCTGCAATGCGGAAACGTGCTTTTATGCCAGCGCACAATATCCGCTCTTTCCCAATGTTTAATTGTCATACGACATCCTCCAAAAACATAAAAAATTTATCCCGATTATCGGTATGTAATTCATCACCGCCGGTTACTACCACATTGTATTTTTTCTCGCCTTTATCTTTATTTGCGGTATTTAAGACATAACATTTCAAACCGCCGCACAAACCATTAAAATCTTTTTGAATAACGGGGGCCTTTTCCTTTTTACAATATTTGTCGTAATAAAGCCGTTTGTATTGATTATGATATTTTATACCGAACAATTTTTCTATGCGCAGCATATCGCTGCGTTCCGATATAATGCAGCGCGGAGTACTGATTGCCTTTTCCACGCTCCAATTCATATTTTTAATCCGGTACCGTATTGATCGTTCACGCAAGCCAAATTTTTGCGCTGCTTCTTTAATCAGGCACCGGATATCATTATCGGCTCGGCTCGGTGATGCTTCTGTCATTGTTCGGATAACTCCTTAACCCCGTAAAAATCGTTGGCGGTCACTTCGCCTCCGGTATATTTTATTATTTTTTGCATATTTTCCGCTCGCGGCAATCTCTCGCCATTACACCAAGACGATATTAATCCCTGCGCAACACCTAAATCTCGTGCCACATCTTCCTGCGTTTTACCTTTTTCTTTAATCCATTCTTTAAATTTGAACATTTTTACCTCCATATCAACAACATTATATCTTAATGATATAAATGTCAATCTGTTTTTATATCTTAATGATATATTGCGAATGATTGACTTTTTATAGCATAATGATATATTTAAGCAAAAAGGGAGGTAGATATGGATAATGTAACCAACCGATTAAAGGAATTAAGGAAACAAGCCGGATTAACTCAACAAGAACTGGCTGAGCGCGCCGGGACGGCACAATCTCATATTGCCAACATTGAAAAAGGTAAAAGAGATATTGATTTTGAACTGGCGGGAAGATTGGCAAAAGCCTTAAATGTAAAGCCTTATGAACTTTTGCCTTTAGATTGGCAACCGGAAACAATAACACCGGCAGAACAAGCAATCTTGGATATGATCCGTAAAACCAAGGCACCGGATAATACGGACGACAGCGCCGCCAACAAAGCCGGTTAATGATATTTGAGGTTAAGATGAAGAAATTCTTGTTTCAGAAATCTACTATATTTATTATACTGTCTTTTGCTCTACTGTGGATTGCCTGTTTAAACTCATATATGCCTAAAGGGTTTTATACATTTCTAAGATTTATTCTTTGTATAACATCCGTATATATTTTACTATTACAAGGTAAAACTATAAAAGACTATGTTTTCTTTTATTTTGGTTGGTTCATTTTATCAATAACGTACAATCCTCTTATTCCGCTGGAACTTGATCGTGAAATATGGGAATATATAAACTCTATTACCATAATATACATCTTTTTTTATTTGTGGTTTGATTATTTCGGTGCCATAAACAATAAGTCTTCCCCTCTTATTGATAATATGCTTAATATGTTACCGGTCATACAGTTAAATTCGGAAGAAAATTTATCTTCCGTTAACAGTGACAATAAAGTTATTGAATATATATCAGTGATGGCAAAATACTATATATCCGGCTTATGCGCCGAAATAGAACAAACCGATAACAATAATCCTTTAACTGCTCGCTTATATACCTATATACAATGCCATAATTTTCAAACCGCAACCGCAGAAGCATGGTATTTATTTGCCGAAAGGTTCTATAAATATGAATTGTTTGGTAATATTGCCGAAGATGCCGCAATAAAAATGTTTTTCAAAAGTTTTGAAGAATTTTTAATTCTGTATTATAATGAACACTTATCAAATAAAAATATGTCCTCTGATTTGCGCGGTTTTTATAAATATATTGTAATGCCTAAGTAATCAAGAACCCCAAAAAGCCGGCATGACAAAAGAAATTCAAGACAATAAGGATATACAAAATATATATTGACAATCTAAATGTTCGTGATTACAATATATGCAGGAGAATACTTATGAACATAAAAAACTTTTTATTTGGATTTGCATTAAGTTTTAGTGCATTTATGTTGTCCGATTACTTATCATTGTTAGCAAACAAAGAAAATAAGCAGGAGCCAACTAAGCATGATTTGTCTGTTTATTTTAATAATGTCGGCGGATATTTCGGTCAGGCGGTAAATAAGTATGAGCAAGAAAAATAAACCGCAGCCGATTCCGGTTACCATGGGAAAACCGGCTATCAATATTCCTTATAATGTTATAAATGATTATAATAATAAAGCCACAGTTATTCAACAACATGGAATAAAAATCACCACCGGACCGCTTCCGGATGCGGAAACGTTGAGCCATTATAATCAAATAAATCCTGAAATTGTCACTACAATATTAAAAATGGCAGAAATTGAGCAACAAAAGGCCGTAACTCAAGAGCAGCATAATTTTGAAATTCAAAATAAGGCTATCAATTCCGTTAACTTGGGTAGAATATTAGGGGCTTTTTGTTTCTTATCTATTGTCTGTCTTGCCGGTTATGCTATTTATACCGATAAAGAATGGATTGCAAAGTTTTTATTACACTCGCTTTTAACCCTTGGTTTAATTTGTTCCGCCGGTATCGGTTATATAATATATAAAAAGAAATAACCATTATAGCCTAAACCCACAAAACACTTTTTCTCAAAGCCGCTTTATCGCGGCTCTTTTTTTTATCCACAATAAAATATTTCAAATATATATTTTTTTCTTATGTTTTTCCTTAAAATTATATCTTTTTGCTATTTTTTATCTTGACATTTATATCCGATTGATATAAATTACTCTTAAAGACGCAGCCGATCGTCATAAAACTTCGGTATCAGTAACGGCTCTGTAAAGCCATGGATCTACTACTCGGCCATCGGTAACCGCCACGGCAACTTCCGATACCGACCGGCAGATACAACCGCTACCGTCATTCTGAGCAACGCGAAGAATCCAGTAGTAAAAACAAAAAAACTTAGGGAGAATATAGTATGAGAACAGTACAATATAAAATACAAGATTACCGGAACAAAAAGATTTCCGATTATCAATTTCTTGAAACTAAAGACACATTAAAAAAGTGTGCCGAAAAACTCGGCTTTGACGTATCCACCGAACGCAAAGGTCAATATGGTGTTAAGTATTACTATAACAAAAAAGACGACACCGAACTGACAATCTACTACGTTTAAGGAGGTGTGCCATGTTAAATCAACAAGTACAATATTTCATCGGTGAAATGGCAGAAAAGGATTCCGAGCGTGCCTTTAATGAAGCGTGGGATAAATTGGATAACGCAATCTGGGAACTAATAAATGAGCCGGATGATATATCGGAAGAGAGCGAAGAAATTATTCAAAAGTTCATCCGCCTACCTGTCGTTGTCAATGTCTTAAAAGACTTGGCAACCGGACATTGTTGCCCGCCGGATTCGGATGATGAAAAACGTGAAAAGGCGTGGAAGTTTTATGACGTCGTTCCGCCAAAGACTTGTAAAGAAATCGTTTATGACTGGAAAGTTTATCTCAATAACATAAACGGAGGTAACAATGCTTAAAGAAGAATTACAAATAAGCATCCGACGCTTAAAATATGCGCGCTCACGTTTGGAGGCACATCAAGCCGGCGATATTGCCCTCGCCGTTATTGACGGGATTATTGAGGGCGACCAGTTTACGCTTGACGCGCTTGAAAACGCGTGGCTTGAAAGCCGCGACCACACCCCGAACGAATCCAACTGCGACTTATTAAAACAAGCCGCCTTAACCGGAGTAAATCAATGATAATTACCGATAAAATGCTTAAAAACACGGCCGTTTCAGTTGTGCTTATCGTGCTCGTTTTAATTAACCTGTGGAGTTTGAATAATCTTAACGAGGCAGAAACATCTATAAAACGCTGTGAAAACATTATCACTCAAATTCAAAACGCGAGGTTATGACATGGAAACCAAATTAACCGATATAATGACCGACGAAGAATACTTTGCCCTTAAGGCCATATCTGCCAGCCAAATAAAGCAGTATGACAAAGGCGCGTATTACTTCTGGCAATCTTCGCCGTTCAATCCGCAAAAAGAGCCGGAAACCGACAGTGATGCTTTGGCGTTCGGTAAACTATGCCATGCGTTTGTTTTGGGTAACGGTAAAACCGACGGCTCTTTTGCGGTTGCCGAGTTCGGAGCCAGTCGCAAGAATAAGAAATATACCGAAGCCAAAGAACAATATCCGGGCCTTACGGTTGTTAACGGTGACGAGTGGCGCCATGCTCAAATGATGTGGCTGAAAATTCTGCAACACCCGCTTGCCGCGGCTATTTTGGACGGGGCCACCGCCGAAATGCCATATACTTGGACGGATAAAGAAACCGGCTTGCCGTGTAAAATGAAATGTGATGCCGTCAAACGTACCAAATCCGGCTTGGTAGTGATTGATTATAAAACCAGTTCCGATATTGAGAGTTTGTTATATCGGCCGCAAAAACTTCAATACCCGTTGCAAGACGATTTTTATTGCCGCGGTATTAAAGAAAAATACGGCGAGGAGCCGGCAGAGTTTGTATTTATAATTCAATCCTCCAAAGAGGGCGAGGAAGATGTCATCGCGGTTGCCAATGTTGATCCGGTGAGCCGACAGATTGCACACACTATCGTTTCGCATCACATGACCGAAATTAACGAAAAACTGAAACAATGGGAAAAAACGCACAATCCGGCAATTTGGGCCGCTTACCCCGATCGTATGATTATGCGTTATCCTGAATATTACTAACTTATTTGGAGGCTTTAATGACAAATGAAATCGTAAAAAAAGAAAAACAAGATATTGCCGCCGCCTTTGTGGAACAAATCAAAAACGGCTGGAATAATGTCTTGCCGGCAGTATGCACTCCGGAACGTTTTGCAAGAGTAGCTTTGACTTGCTTAAAAAAGGACGGTAAACTTCTGGCAGCAATCCAAACACAAGAGGGGCGCGCCTCTATTGCCGCCGCTTTTATGAAGTGCGCAGAGCTGGGGATTGAGCCGGACGGCCGCCGCGCCTATCTGATACCGTACAAGAACGATATTCAACTGATTATTGATTATAAAGGTATTGCCGAGTTAGCCATGCGCTCCGGTTATGTTTCAAATATCCACGCCGATAAAGTCTGCGAAAATGATGAGTTTGTTTACAATATCGGCGTAATTGAAAAGCACCGGATAAATTTCCGTGAGGATCGCGGTAAACCGTACGCCTACTACGCAATCGTCACTTTTAAAGACGGCACCAAAAAATGCGAGGTTATGAATAAAGACGAAATAGACGCTATTCGGAAACGTTCAAAAGCGTCTAATTCCGGGCCATGGGTAACCGATTACGACGAAATGGCAAAGAAAACGGTATTCAAACGCTTGTCAAAATGGGTTCCGCAATCGCCGGAACTTCGCGAAGCGGTAGATTTTGATAATCGTGATTATACCGTACCGGCACCTCAGCCAGCACCGCAAGCGGATATAGATTATACCCCGCTTGAACTTGAGCCGATAGAGCCGAAAACCGAAACCGCATCCGAGGCGCAACCGAAAGACGGTTTGGAAGAGGCTTTATCCCAACAATGGGAAGATACCATACCGGCATAATCCCACGGGGGCGGTTTTTCATTTAGTATATTCTCCTTAAATAAAGTACGACTGTTTTCCGCCCCCACCTTACGAATTATAGCGGAGTGTGCCGAATAAGCACAGGGCTGTTGAAAGGGCTTCACAGGGCTCCGCTGTAACCCTCTTGTTGTAAAAACAAAAAATGAAAGGAATATAAAATGGAAAATAAGAATTTGGCAAATGTATTAAAAATCAAGCATGATCCGCAAGAGCCGGTTATGGACTGCGTTGCAAAAATTGATGCCGAAGTTGGCGGAATTGCTGCCGACAGACTGCGCTCGCTGATTGAACGGATTGAACACTTGGAAGAAGAAAAAAGAGAATTGCAGGGCGATATCCGCGATATTTTTGCCGAAGCCAAAAGCGCCGGTTTTAATGTAAAAGCCATGCGTACGGTTATTAAGTTGCGCAAAATGAACGCAGCCGATCGGGACGAGGAAGAATTTACTATTAACGCATACAGAAAAGCCCTCAGTATTTGATTTGAAAGGTAAAAAAATGGAAAAATACGAGCAAACCGACCGGGAAACCGAGAAACAATTAAAAGAGGCTATCCGGAGCGCTGAGAAACAATTAAAAATGGCAATGGCTGACTATCATAAGTATATATTAAAGGGCCATTATATTACCTCGTTGAAAAAATATGCCGGCAAGCAAATAAAAAAAATCGGACTGGTTACTACCGACAACAAAATAATATATTTTACTTCCTCCGATTTTGAAATCATAGAAGTAAATGATGAGGGGTATTTCCATATAAGCGATTGGAACTGGGGCCTTGTAGAATTTAATCACAAGAAAAAAATATACGAAAAGATGTTTTATGGTTTTGTAGAAACTTTTGAAATCAAAGGCTTCTTTGATATTAAGATAAACAAGGAGTTATGCTGATGTCTAAGGCAGAAATTTGGATTGAAAGCAAACATAAATATGTACCGTACGAATTGCCGGACGGAGCAAGTGTTTACGAAGAAGACATGGAAAAAGAAGTCGCCTGCTGTATATGCGGCGCAAAAGTAAAATTCGGCGATTGTTTTACTTCTCACCATGTCCATACCCCGTCCGGAATAGGTTATGCCGAGTGCGGCGAGTGCTATTTCGGCGAACATAAAGTAAAGGAGTAGAACAATGAGTTATGAAATTACATACGAAAATTTAGGACGCGGTAAGGCCACCGGTACGGCAATTATTAAAGAGCTTAATTTTAAGGAGTTAAACGGTTTATTTAAGAAATTTTACCGCTCAGAACTTGAGTTTATGATAAATGAGGAAACCGGTGAGGGTTTAATTATTTGGGGATGGTATTCTCAACCATTCAAATTCAAAAAAAATTAAGGAGGACGAAGATGAGTAATAACGCCCCCGATTATGAGGACAATTTATATTTTGAAAACAATGAAATACACACTAATTTAACCGAACTATGGAAAAAAGACAAACTGCCAAGCCGTTGGTGGTATATAGAGGTTAATGCTATGAAACCTTTTTACAGCCAATCGGTAATAGAGATTGCAAAATATATTACAAGTTTTGATTATCCGGCTAAAGAAATAAAAAATGTCCTCGCACCCGTGCCGTCTTATGAAGAATTGCAAAATATGGATAAAGTCGTTCATCAAGCCATGGCCGCAAATATCAAACTTGTTGAGGAAAACAAACGATTAAAACATGATGTCGGCAATCTCGGCTATAGAATTAAGAATCAACGCAAAGAGATTGAAAAACTAATAAAACAAAATGCCAAACTCAAAAGGTTGCTGACAGAATGTGCGAGTGATTTTGAGACATACGCAAAAGAAGACGAAACCTGTGGTTTAGAAGAAGAAAACAAGCTTGCAAAGAATATTTTACCTAAAATACGAGAGGCGCTGAAATGAGAAACTATGATTGCGCATCCTGCCCGTTTGTAAAGAAAATTAAGCGCGTAACCAAACCTATGTATTTATGCACGCGCGGTAGATATGCCAACACTCCGGACGGCGGTTATCCGGTAGCGTGGATTAAAAAGTGTGATTATGATACCGAAGTAAAAGGTGTAGAAAATGAAAACAGAGAAAAATGAAAAGATATACGGAAGCATAAATTTTGTTTTCTATGATGACGGCATAGACGCATCAGGCGGTATGGGTTTGCGTTGTGAAACAAATATAACCGATAACTCAAGCCATACACAAGCACAGGCAATTCATGCACTTGCGGATGTTTTGGAAAAGTCTTTTCCGGCGGTTATCCGCGCTATTTCAAATAAAGCGCATCTACAATAACAAACTTTAAACTTGACTCTCGGAGTTTTAAAATGGAAGATACATTACAACTATTAAACGGACAACAAGCGGCAAAATGGCTTAATTTGTCTTACCGTTCCTTTATGCAAGAAGTCAATAAAGGTAATATCGGTTATAAGATAATCGGCTCGGTGCGCCGTTATCCATTAAGGGCATTAGAACAATGGCTAAACAACACAATGTACCATTTAGACTATTCAAACGCGGCGAAATCTACCACGCATATATCTCGTTCGTGTCCGCCACCGGAGCCAGAATTAACCTTAGACGAACTACGGGAGAAATACTTCCCGAGAAAGCGGCGCAATGGTGCATCCGCTACATTGAAGAACTAAACGCAAAGGCTAAACTTGCCAATGGCGATAAAGTGGAAATATCCACAAAAAAGGCTTTTGCGTTATTCTTTGAAAATCAAGCACGCTTTTATAACTCCGCCATTGATACCAACCGCAAATTAAACACACTTCTTAAATATTTTAATAAAACACTATCCCAAATTACCGATGATGACATAATCCGCTTTATCCGTTCTTACCAAGACAAAGGACGCACCAACGGCACAATTAACCGTTATTTGTTTGTCTTATCGGCGGTGATACATTATGTTGAAGAACGCGGATATAATATCCCCAAAATTAAAATATCGCGCTACAAGCTCAAAGAAAAAGCAGAGAACGTAAAATATTTGCCTAACTGGGAAACCGCACAGAAAATCATTGATGCGGCAGCACCGCACTTAAAGCCGATTATATATACCGCTCTTTACACCGGCTTGCGACTCGGTAATATCTTAAATTTGAAATGGGAAAATGTGGATTTTATAAACCGGACAATAAATATAACGGTTAAAGACCGTACCAAAGACGGCGGAAAGAACTTGTCCGTACCGATGATAGATAAGCTCATTGATATATTAAAAGAACTTCCACATTGCTCGGAATATGTTTTTACATATAAAGGAAAGCGCATCGGTAAAATTGAAACAGCATGGCATAACGTCTTTTATAAGCCGCACACCAAAGAGTTAAAAAATCCCGAATTAAAGTATATTAACTTTCACACCTTACGCCATACCGCCGGAACGTGGATATTAAAACAAACCGGAAACCTGAAAATCACCCAACAGATACTCGGACACTCTGATATTAAAACCACAATGAAATACGCCCATGTATTAGATGAGCAGAAACGCTCAGCTTTAGAAGAAGTGTATAAATGA